AACAGGAGGACGGAGGAGACTCCCCCAGCAAACCTGATGCAGATTCACGAATAGCATCCCTTGAGGCCGAGAAACGCCTCGCAGAGCATAGGGATCGCTCACATCGTGGACGTTTATCTAGCATGCAGAAAAGGCTGGACGAGCTTACTACCGCGCTTGAGAAGAAGGAGACTTCTTCTGACATAAAACCTGACGATCCAGAGTTTGTCCTACCCGACCCGGAAGACGACGAGGCATGGGATAAGCTTGTAAGTCAGTACCCACAGTTATCATCACAGTTCGATGCGCGTATCGTAGCTAGGATGAAAGCAGCGGGTCCAACTCCAACTAAACCGGAGAAGGAAGGGAAGGCTGCACCCCAACAGCAGCAGTTAACACCAGAGGAGAAGACCTATCTGGTGGAGCAGGAGGCGATCCTGAAGGAAGCGTACCCGAACTACAAGGCGATTGGGCAAGACCCATTCTTCAAGGAGTTTATGGATACCCTTTCACCAGCGATGAAAGCTCTTGCACAGAGTAACGACGCAAACGATGTAATTTACCTGTTTCGTGATCTGTATACGCCATACTATAATGAGTTCAATCCGCAAGGGACGAAAGCCGGTGGAACTCAGGATGGTAAATCTGTTGAAGGCGCAGCTAGTGCTAGTGCTAAAGCACAAAAAGCACTTGAGCGTAAGCAAAAGGTTCTCGAAGACACTGAAGTGAAGGGTAAACAGCCTCGTTTCAGCCCCGGCCCCGGCCTGGGTGACGACGATGGTGACCCAGACTCTCCAGGTAAGGGCTACGTGAACCTATTCGACAAAATTGCCAAAGAAAAAGCGAAGGAGACAGGCCGATAAGGACTGACCTTCGTCTACAAGGAGAGTAGAGATGGCAGGTTTTACAACCTATAGTGACATTGGTCAGCGTACCACTGTCTGGGCCGAAGTCGAAATGCTGTCCCACGCCGAACCCATTTTGGTTTTGGAGCGTTGGGGACTGACTAAGCCACTGCCCCGTAACAAGGCAGAAACTGTTAAATTCCGTAGGCCGATTCCGTTTGCCGTGACCACCGTCGCGCTGACTGAAGGTGTTACACCGCCTCCGCAAGGAATGCGTTACGAAGACGTGCAAGTCACCATGGCCCAGTACGGTGCCCATGTTGTCATCACGGATCGTGTTGCTGACCTTAACGAGGACCCGGTACTCAAAGACGCAGCTAAGCTGTGTGGCGAGCAAGCCGCGGAAACGAAAGAAAATATCATCTGGGGCGTGTTGCGAGGCGGTACTAACGTCGCGTACACAGGCACTGCCACCACACGTGGTTCTACCACGGGTGTTGACACTGTCCTGACCACTTCCGATCAACGGGGTATTACCCGTTCTCTGAAGCGTCAGCGTGCTAAGTATCACACCAGTATGTTGAGTGGTTCTCCGAACTACTCCTCGGAACCTGTTGATAGTTCATTCATCGCCTTCGCTCATACCGATTGCGAGAGTGACATCCGTAATATGGCTGGCTTCGTTCCTCGTGAGCGTTATGGTCAAGCCACTAAGATCGTGCCGGGAGAAATCGGCAAGGTTGAAGACGTGCGGTACATCATCAGCCCGGTGCTGGAGTTCTTGGCCGCAGCCGGTAATACGACTGTGCCGACAGGCATTAAATCCGATGGCGACTCCATCGTGGACGTGTATCCTATCGTCTACCTTGGTAAAGAAGCCTTTGGTAATGTGCCCCTGAAGGGCGCAGGTGCCCTGTCACCGCAGGTGCAAAATCCTGGTCAACGCTCGCCTAGTGATCCTCTGGGTCAACGTGGCTACGTCTCTTGGAAGATGTGGTTCGCGTGCTTGCGCTTGAACGAGGCATGGATGCAACGCCTTGAGACTGCTGTAAGCGACCTCTAAGATAGCGTGTCCAAATAACCGTCGGGAGCCCCCTGCATAAGTAGGGGGCAGTATCCGGCGTGAGGAAACTAAGGAGAAAATTAGATGGCTATTTTTGGTAGTCCTACCTATCAGAGCGACGCATATCGGTTCCAAACCAATATGGGTTGCCTTGAAAATGAAGGCGACATGGTGTGGTGCCGTGTTGAAATTTCCCAAGCGGATATGGAAACCTTTGCTGATGCAACGGGTGAAACGTCCGCCGATCTGGAAGACGGCAGTTCCTTTGGCCTGGTTAAGAACATTCCAATTAGTGTTCTTCCGGTAGCAATCAATGGCACGTTGGCAGCATCATTGGATTCTGGCTCTGAGCTGTTGATTGACTTGGACATCGTGGACAACGGTGGTGCGGCTGGTGCAGTGGCTACGAAAGTGCTGGACGCAGACTTTATCACTGATGGCGGTGTGCTGTCTGACTACAACGTAACGGCTGGCGGTACTGCTCCTTCTGGTGCAGCCGACGAGGAGGCTCTGCGGACTTTGATCGCAACCAACTCATCCACCCACTATGACTTGATGCTGACTCTCGATACAGACGCAGCTACAGTTACCACGACTGGTGGTACTGGGGCAGCCCTGATCTTGAACATCTGCTTCAAGCAAGCTCAGCGTGACCTGAGCGACGTCAAGAACCGAATCATCGCTGATGGTACGGCAGTGACGCTTAACTAAAATTAGAATCGGTGCGTGGGGCTTCGGCCCCACCCGCCACAACGTATTCAAAATGAACGGGGAATACAAAGATGGCTTCATTAAAAAGTAAGACAGACCTGATGGAACTCACGAAGGAACAAATTCGCGAGTACGCAGATGTATATGCCGGGATTAACCTGCCCGTGTCCATGAAGAAAGAAGAAATGGCAAACTTGATGTCCAGTATCACTTCCGCTGCTACAGAAGCAGCCGACATTGTGCCAAAAGAGGAACGGCAAGAAGCTCTCAAGAAGAGCGGACGAGTAGGGAAAGGTCCCGCACCGGGCTACATTCGCTGTATCATCGCCAGAGATGGCATGGACAAGCGTCAGCGCCCCGTGTTTCTAGGTCACGGCCAAACCAACTGCCTCGCTAAGCGTGGTGTTGAGATTGACGTGCCCCAGAGGTTCGTATCATGCTCCCTGAACGACGCTATCGAAATGACGATGGTATGGGATGATGACGTAGAAACAGTAATGGGTCGTGGTGATTACGTGTTGCGCGAGCAGCACAGCTATCCCTTCTCCATCATCGGATTCGGTGCAGATACCGAGGCGACGCAGGAGAGTCTTGGTTACGACATGTAATCATGAAGACTCTAACGAAAGCAGAACTCATAGAAGTAGTGGATTACAAGCAGGAGGAAATCTTCCGCCTCGGGGAACGCGTGCGACGCAAGGAGCAGGCAATTGAGCGGCTCAATAGGCAGCTCAGGATGATCGAAGCAGGTGCTAAGAGGACTAACAAGGAGTTGTTGGATAGGTTAGAGGAGACATTCAATCGGTTGGCCAAGATGAGATCGCTCATGGAGCCTCACATCAACGCACTGACCGAGGTATTGGACGCCCCTGACCACCTTGAATACGACTTTCTGTTCAACATTGAGTCCGCACTTCATGAGAAAGTAGCATAAAGGAGATTAGACTATGGCTGTTCAGGCCGTCACTCGTAAGACTTACCTCAATCTGGTAACGGATGCGCTGCGAGAAGCAGCAGTACAACAAGAAGTCCCAACCAGTATTGATGATACTGGTGGCCTGACTCCACGGTTTAAGCAATTGATGAAACAGTCGTACATCGACCTCCAACTGATGGCTGACTGGGGTTGGAGGCGGAAGAGAACTGAAATTCTCCTGCCGCCTCTCGCTCGTAGGATTGACACCGCAGACCGTACACCCAACCTAGTGTTGCAGTTTGATGACACTGGTTCTAGCTTCGTAGATTACACCAATGAAGCAGATGAGAACACTGCAAACGACGTGCTACCGTTTCCGGCCTCAGCGGCCCTAGACGATTACGTAGCGTTCGGAGAGCCCGACCCCTTCACCAACCTGTTCATTAACACAGGTACAGCAGCAGCGGGTACTCACACTATCCTCTGGGAGTATTATGATGGGGATTCTTGGGAGGCTCTGACCGTTATCTCAGATAGCACCTCAGGCTTCAGTACCACAGGAACCCAAAAGGTTACTTGGACTGTAAGTCCTACAGACTGGGCAGTTACTACACTGAACGGCTCTGTGCCAATGTACTTCGTTCGCGCCCGTATCTCTGCATTCACGAGCATGTCCACAAACCCCCTCATCACCCGCGCCTATGTGGGCGGAACAGAGGACTGGGAAACGATTATCACACACATGACAGACCCACGGGGTCCCAAGTATTTACCAATCCGTACGCTGGATAGTAAGTCAGACCTCAATGTGGTGGACGACGACGAACTGGGCAAGGTGTATTACATGCCCTACCAGTCGTGGAGGGG